CGTTAGTTGACCAAGTGGACAACATAGCTGATTCTAGGAATGCGTCATAGTCAGCATCACGTAAGTCAGCTACAATATCACCAGCAGCTTGACGGTTACCATGACGGTCAACACGGGGCATACGATCAGATTGAATGTCAGTACCAGCTACACGATCTTTAGTTAAGTTCAAAGAGTGTGTGCTGAAGGGTAAGTTTGTGAAGTTACCAGCAGGAGTCGTGCCAAATGTGCTTTCCACAATGAACGATAGGCTGGAACGAGAACCTTGTGCGAAGGCCATAATGTATTCTCCTAATTATTATAACAGTACCATCCGATATTAACCGGAACATAGTACCAAGGTGCATCCAACAAACCTTGTTGTCTTTCAGCGTAGTCGATGGATACAGTGATTGTTTCATCCCCAGTGTAGGAGATCTTAGTGGTTGCTTCAAAAGCCTCAATAATAGTATTAGCAAGACTATCAGCAGTGGCGGGGCCATTACCTTCTGGGGCATAGGCGGTCACACCAAAGATACCTTCATATCTCTGTTGTGGGTTTAAACCTCTTACAGCAGGTCTACGAGATGTCGGGATGTAAAATGTACGAAGAAAACTTGTACCTGTTGTCGGACTAAAAGAGACATTTTCAAAGGCGATACCTGATGGAAGACCAGATGTGTTGGCTAACTTGTTTTCTAGTGCTGCACGTATGTCATTGTGTATACTAGCCATACTTTCTCCTTATCTGTGCGAACACTTTATAGGCATTGTCAAATACAAGTCCTTGCTCATTACCTTTTAAAGGAACTGTTAAAGAACCTTCTTCAACAGCACTTGCATGTGGAGAGTCATTTCTAAGAGTTATAGTTTTGATATCTGCACTCTCATCTGCAAGAATAGCGGATATATCTGATTCAAGGTTTCTAAGACCTGCATCCCTATCTTCTGCCCCACCTGTAGGTGTACCTCCAGAGTAATCATCTGAAGATACTCTACGACCTCTGCTTGAAGTATTGTTAGCCTTAAATGAAAAGGATCTAACGTAAGCACCACTCCAAACAGGGACATTAATAGTACCTAGACCGACAGCATCTCTTGCCATACTGTCAAGTCTTTCCTCAAGACCCCTTCTCATACCTTTTCTAGCAGCATCACTGACAATTCTATCAAGACCTGATTTAAAAGTACTCTGGGCCATTACTCTCTCACATCACACAAGAAACAAATCTTGACCCCATTAGAAAATATAGTAACAACAGAAATAACATTAACTGTGTCACCGTTACCAATAATCTGATCTTCGTCATCGGGATCTACTGCCAATCCTAAAGCTGGGACTACACATTTACGGGTTCCTCTGCGGATCTCATCTACATTAGCTATGATACCTTGATCGTAGTTGTAGAAGTAACCCTCAAAGCTGTAGTCGGTTGTAGCTGAACCTGTCACTGAACCTGTAGTAGGATCGTAGGTTCCTGCTGTAGTCTTCTTGCGTAAGGTGAGTGGCTCACCAAACTCCTCTACCATCTTGAGTAGGTTATAACCTCTTGAGAATGCCATTACCTACCCCTTAACTGTAGTCGTAATCATCACCACTATAACTTGGTGGGTTCTTAAACCTGTCTCTACGGAAAGATGGTGGAACACGGTCTGTATTCTGCCTTACGTTATCCACAACTGCAATACTAATACCACCAGCCTTAACTCCCACACTAGCCCCAGCCTTCTTACCGTTAAGCTCAAGGTCTAATGCAAGCTGTGTGTACTGGTTAGCTAGATCACTATAGTTAGCACTCAGAGCGCCTGAGAGGTTCTGTGTGACCCTACGAGAGTATTGTGCAGCGATTGTTCTAGCAGTCCAAGCACCAGCCTGATAGATATTGTCACTGGTCTGAGATAAAGCAAAAGTAATTTCTTCATTCTGGACTTGTTGGTCGTTAGTGTCAGTATCTCCTACAAGGAGCCGTACAGAGTTCAAACGCCCAGAGGCTGTACCTGTACCTAAATCAGTTGCATCATACGACCAAGCCATAATTAATCAGTCTCCATGTGACCATAATTTCTACGCCAGCTACGAATAAGCCCACGCTGTTTATCAACTATCTTAGACTTCTTACACTTCTTCTTTTGGAACTCAGCTTCAGAGGGTGTCTTAGACTTTACTTTAGCGTTGATACTGTCTACAAGGCCATGCAATCCAGCTACATCTAGTTGCTCTAGTCCATCACCAACTTTAAGTTCTACTTCAAACTCTGAGTTATGATGAATGAAACCTTGTGTGTATAAGATTAGTGCTTTATCTTCACTGACACCAATCTCTTTCCATTTAAACTCCTCACCCTTCTTTAGCTGTCTACCCAAAGATTGAAATGGATACTTAACAAAGACTGGACGGTCTATTTGAAATGGCATATTCTCTTGTCGGATCATTGTACTACCTTTCGTCGGGATGGATGGCAGGGGCCATAACTACAGCCCCCACCGATAGAAATATTAAGCTACAGCAGCAGCGAAGAGGTAACCCAAGGCAGCGCCTACGACTTTCATATCGTAAGACATTTTAACTTGGATCATCTCAGCGATTTGCTGACGCTTAAGAGCATCATCTGAGAATGACTCAACAGTGATACCCAAGTTGTTCACACCTTCTAGGTTATTCCAAGCGAAGGTCAAACCAGCGGCTGGTGACATAAGACCAGCAGTTGATGGTGTGTAGGCCAACAGAGCATTCTTACCACCGATGAACGCATTGCTTTCTGCAACACCTTCTACTGATGAGTTCTTGACAGCTTCCATGACGTAGAAGTTCTCTACCTCAAAGATTTCAGCCAACTTAGCATCTGTGATCAAAGCTGTGTTAGTTACAGTTGCGCCACCGTTCAAACGTGCCAGAATATCTGGGTGATTGATCAGTTTATCACGTACTTCTTTACCAACAACCATTGTGTTTGGCTTGAAGCCACCAGAAGCCAACTGTACTGCACGACGAGCAGCAGTTACATCTTGGATTGGTGTTGAGTTGGTGTAGTCTGACCACTGGTCAGTACCTGACAATGTGTTGTCTGTTCCCCAAACTCCTGTTGAGAAGAAGTTGGTTGCAAACTGCTCTTCACGATGGATCATCAGACGCATCGCCAAGGTTTCAGCACCAGCAGAACGGATGTCCAACATAGCATCTTCGTTAGCCAAAGTTTGCTCATCGAAGTCCATACCAAGACCATATACGTCAGCAAAGTAGCTGCTGGTCGATAAAGTCATACCGATACGGTTTACTTCTGTACGTGGAGCCAATTTAGCTACATCACCAGTACGGTTCATATTCGCACGGTCATAGATGTAGTATTTGTCAGATTGTTTTGAAACACCGACAGTTGGGAATACCTTATCAGCGATAAAGTTTTCTTGTGATTGTGCATAAGCCAGCGTGAGGTTAGTCAGCGGCTGATCTACATGCACTGCGGATGGAGTCAGCAAGGGCATTATTTATTCCTTTCTATGCTGGATTATGATTGGTCAGAGGTGTTGCCACCTTGGATCAATTCAATAGCCATGATTTGACCATCTACTGCTGCTTCAAGGGCGTAACCCATAGTAACAGCGGTAGCTGAAGATGAAGCTGTAAGTGTAACTGCTTCGCCAGCAGTGTTGGTTACAACCTCTGCACCAGCGGCAATAGTTCCACCAGCTTCAACCATAACTTTACCTGAGATTGCTACAGTAGCAGCTTCACCAGAAGCTGGGGCATTCAACAACACACCAATACAGTTTTCTGCATCTGCATCTGCTAAATCTACAGTACCATCATTTTCTAAGGTAACAAAGTGAAATTGTGCTGCGGCGAGACTCTCACCAGCAACAAAAGACCGTGTATCACGGGACTGCATTACAGCCATATTTATTCTCCTTTATAGGATTTGTTGATAAGAGCTTTACCTTCATCGGTCTTAGCAACTGCGGCATAAGCTACAGCATATTGGCTCTTCTTGATTTTGTTTTCGTCCATATAAGACTTAACGAGGGCATCTAGCTTGTCCTGCGCTGTAGCGAAGTTGCCATCAGCATCAGACTTACCAAATTCTTCCATAGACTCTCCGAATACTGCATCAGCACCCTTCAGAGCTTCCATAACTGCTTCATCTGTATCGAACTTAGCAATGAGTGTTTTAGCTACTTCGATGTTGAAGTTAGGTAGAGCTTCTTCTGCACGTTTAGTCAGTTCAGCATCTGCCTTAGCAACTTCAGCTTCTTCCAGAGCCTTAAGGATAGGCGCAGGGATGTCAGCTTTGTTGATTTGCTCACCGTCATATTCTACATACTCAGGCTCGACTTTCTTCTCAATTACATCAGCTTTGATGACATAACCATTCTCGATGAGAGACTTACGAAGACGCTCGTTTTCTTCCTTAAGAGCAACTTCAGAAGCCTTAAGAGTTTCGATTTCAAGCTCTTCAGCAGTTGCATCATCAGCTTTCTTCATGTCCATGTTGTACATCTTCATGGCTTCTTCTTCAGACATACCTTTATCCATGTATGGCTTCAGTTTGGCCTTCAGATCATCAGACATTTTTTCTGTTACTTCATGTTCCATAGGTTCTCCATTGGAATTATCACGCTTGTACAAGGAGACCATTGCCTGTGCATTTGCTGGACGATCCACCAAAGACAACTCTTCCAGTTCAAGCTGTTTTAAAAGGTTAGGCACTATAGTCCTCCTTGATTGCACGACCCCCAATAGAGAAGGCCGCAAGTTCACCAGACTTAACCTTCGCCCAGACATTATCGTCATAGACTTTGAAAGCTACAACCCAGCCTTCACGGTCACTCTGAATGCCAAGGGATTCACCAATCTCTTTAGTGATAGGCATAGAATGAATAACTGCTCCAATCTGATCCCCTGTATGCATCTGCTTACCGACACGAATATGCTCCATAAAGCCATTGACAGCCTTAACGAGTGTGTCAGGTTCGATTACGTCACCTTGACGGTCAACCACTGGCTCACCTTTCTCAGTAACGACTGAGGCCCATCCGTAGACTAGACGCTGTTCTTCGTCAGCCTTTAGGATTTGCCCTTCAATACTCTTTGTTAATTCGGACACTGATGTTCCACCTTCCCACATACGACAAGACCAGTAACCTGCTGTAGTCTTATCTTTCTTGGTATCGCAAGAATGGCGGGAGCGGAAATTAGCTCTGGCTTTAGGGTCATCTCGACGGATCTCCATGTTAGGATCTCCAAAGGCAACTCGCTTTACCTTATCACCATCTTGCACGAACACTTCAAACTTCTTGTTGCCACCTTGAATACGGCGAGGCTTGTTTAAAGTTACTTTCTCACCTTGGTACTCAGCCTTAGTGAACTCTTCCTTCATCACTTCCTGTACGATAGCTCTGAGAGCGTCTAAGCGGTTCACTGATGGCTCTTCTTGAGGGTCTTCAGCTACCTCATCACGGGAGTAATAAGCTAGGTACTCCTCATGGCTACCACAGGGCATGTATACCGCCTGTCCTATGCC